ATGAATGCACCCACCCGCATCGACCAGCCCCTCAAAAAAGGTGACCGGGTCGCTTACTACATCAACCGCAACATCAGCACCGGCCACCACAGCACCCGCATCGAGCAAGTGCGCCGCACCGGCATCGTCCAGGGCTGGCGCGACGGCAAGGTCATCGTGCTGCACAAGGCGGGCTACACCGAGGACTTGGCCGAGGCCGATCTCTACCTCGTCGAATGATCGAGAAAGAAGCCAAGAACAGCTTGGCTTCTCCATCACACAGCGCGTTACTACGGGTGTCGCAACGATCAACCCGAAGGAGCCGAAAATGACCACCAGCAACCCGATACCCGCCACCCAGAACGATGCCTGGGGATTTTTTGGCACGATGGATGAGCACGCCGCCGCAGCCTGGCCGCTGGCGATGGCCGCGATTTCCGATGCCACCGGCCAGCCCCTCGAGTCGGTGCGTATCTTCCTCGACAGCCGCCACGGTCGGCACTTTGCCGACGACGTGCAGAACGGGCTTTTCGAGGGGAAGCCCCTGCAAGACGCGATCAACGCCGCCACCGCCCGCTGGATGGGCTGGACGATTGGCCGCCAGACCAGCAAGGACTACGGCATCCCGCGCGGGATGCCTTACCTGACGGGCTTTGTGATCCACTGCGAAATCAGCGAGGAGCTAGCAGCCTGATCGTCCGCCCTTGACGTGGATGCTTCGCCGCCGATAAAATCGATGAAAGAAATATCGATTTTATCGGAGGGTCTCGTGGGTGATCAAAACTCCAAGCCTGCATACCGTGTTCAGGCTGAAAGCAATGTGCTGTCAAGGTCCGAGGTTGCCGCTACAAAGCGCAACCTGACTGAACTTGGAAAATCCCTTGATTTGATTCAGCGGCAATTGATTAGCACGCCTGTTGATCAAACGAATGCACAAGAAGTCGCGGAAAAACTACTGGCAGCGTCGGCGTTGCGCGAGTCCTTGAAGCGTCACGAGCAACAAATTGTGTCCTCTCTTCCTCAAACAAAGGGGGGCAAATTGTCAGATCGTGAACGCCAAGAGATCGCGGGTTACTACGCGACTGGACACTTCACCCAAGATGCTCTTGCAGAACAGTACGGTGTCAGTCAGTCCACGATCCATGAAGTCGTAGCGCCCAAACGCGACGATTCCTGATTCACAAAGCCCTCAACCACTAGGAGCACATCATGCGCATCCAAGAAAATGTTCGTCTTGCCGGAAACTTCAACCGCATTCGTGAACTCAACGAAGCCGGCGTTGGTGCCAACACCATTTCCGGCCTCTTCAAGGATCACGGCATCAACATCTCCCCGGATGATGTCCGAACTCTCATCAAGTGTGACAAAGCGCTAACCAGCAAATCTCTTCCAAAGAAGGCCTGCAAGCAGGTCATTCAGGAAAATCAGCTTGGCGGGTTTGCTACCGTCTGAGCATCGTTGACCTGATCGAAAATCTTTCCATCTGCCTCGCGGGTGGCCTGCCCGCCGGTGAATTCCTCCCACCGGCGCACGATCACATCCACGTACTTCGGATCGAGTTCGATCAGCCGCGCCGCGCGCCCCGACTTTTCTGCGGCAATCAGCGTGGTGCCGGAGCCGCCGAAGGGATCGAGCACCACATTGCCGGGGCGGCTGGAATTGCGCAGCGCGCGTTCCACCAGTTCCACCGGTTTCATCGTCGGATGCAGGTCGTTCTTCTGCGGCTTCTTGATCTGCCACACGTCGCCCTGATCGCGGTCGCCGCACCAGTGGCGTTGTCCGCCCTCGGGCCATCCGTACAGAATCGGCTCGTACTGGCGCTGGTAGTCGGCGCGGCCCAGTGTGAACGTGTTCTTCGCCCAAATGATGAACGTCGACCACTTGCCGCCAGCGGCGCGGAACGCTGCCTGCAGCACATCCAGTTCGCTGGATGACATCGCCACATAGATGCCGCCACGGCAATGCGCCACCATCTGGGTGAGCGCCGCCAGCAGGAAATCGTAGAAACCGTCGCCGAGGTTGTCGTTGAGGATCGCGCGATCCTTGCCGCGCATCTTGTCCTTGGCGCTGTTGGCGTAGTTGACGTTGTAGGGCGGATCGGTGAACACCATGTCCACGGCATCGCCGCCAAGCAGTGCTTCGTAGCTAGCGGCTACGGTGGCGTCGCCACACAGCAGCCGATGCGGGCCCATGATCCATACATCACCCGGACGCGAGATTGGCGTCTCGCTGACTTCGGGTACTGCGTCCTCGTCGGTCTGGCCCTCCTTGTCCGGCTCGTCGCCCGCCATCAGTTCCGCCAGCGCGTCGGCATCGAAGCCAGTGATATCGAGATCGAAGCCCTCGATCTGCAAGGCTTCCAGTTCGATCCTCAGCATCGCGTCATCCCATCCCGCGTTCTCGGCGATGCGGTTGTCCGCGATCACCAGAGCGCGACGCTGCGTGGGCGTCAGGTGATCGAGCACGACCACCGGCACGATGTCCAGCCCGAGTTTCTGGGCAGCGGCCAGACGACCGTGGCCAGCGACGATGATGCCGTCGCTGCCTGCAAGGATCGGATTGGTGAATCCGAACTCCACGATGCTGGCGGCGATCTGCGCCACCTGATCTTCGGAGTGGGTGCGCGCGTTGCGGGCATAGGGCAGCAGCTTTGCGGTCGGCCACTGTTCGATCTTGTCGGCCAGCCAGTTCATGCTGCCACCTCGTTTTCTGCTTCACGCTCGACGGCGACCTGCTCGAAGGGCTGGCCGGTGGCGAGCAGCGTCACCGGCACGCCGGGATGGTTCTGCTGAAAGCGTTTGATGGTGACATCCACGTACTCCGGCGCGATCTCAATGCTCCGGCAGATGCGCCCCGTGCGTTCTGCGGCCAGCATCGTCGTGCCGCTGCCGCCGAAGGGTTCGAACACGATGTCACCCGCGTCGGTGTAGGCATCAATCACGAACTCCGGCAGCGCCACCGGGAACACGGCGGGATGGTCGATGTCCTGACCGATCTTGCCCTTGTGGCGCATCACGCGGATCACGCTGTCAGGGATGCGGGTGTCCTGCGTCGGCTGGCCCTTGTGCGTCCAGCCACCGACTTCGCCGTCCTTGCCGCGCATCGCAGTGGACGAGCCATCGGCACGCAGATGCGATTCCTGGCCCGCGTGCTTGCAGGGCACGATCTTGTTCGGCTTGCGGCTTTCGCGGTTGAAGTGGAAAACGAACTCGAAGCTCGGGGCCAATCGGCCCTGCCAGTCACCGGGCATGCCTGGCCCCTGATCCCAGACGTACCACGCAAAGCGCCGCCAGCCTTGGCTACGCATCCACGACAGCCAGCCATCCCAATACGGGATCACCTCGTTGTCGCGGTGGATGAGGCCAAGGTTGACCAGTACCTGCCCATCGCCCGTCATCGGCAGGTGTGCGAACACGCCGCGCATCAGACCGTCCCAATCGGAGATGCCGCCCGAGGTGTAGTCGCGCTGGTTGCCGTAGGGTGGCGAGGTGAAACACAGTCGCGCCGTGTCGCCCTGCATCAATGCGGCGACGACGGTAGCGTCGGTGGCGTCGCTGCAGATCAGACGGTGTGCGCCGATTTGCCAGACATCACCCGGACGCGACACCGGCACCACCGGAGCCTCCGGCACGTCATCGCTGGCGTCGGATTCATCATCTTCCGTGTCCTGCGGCTCCGAATCTTCGGTGGCGGCGGCATCGGCCAGCAGTGCATCGATCTCGAAATGCTCGAAGCCGGTCAGCGCGATGTCGCACCCGGCATCAAGCAGCTCGGCCAGTTCCAGCGCCAGCATTTCCTCGTCCCAGCCCGCATCGAGCGCCAGTCGGTTGTCGGCAATGACCAGCGCGCGTTTCTGCGCAACGGTGAGGTGCGCCAGTTCGATCACCGGCACCCGATCCAAGCCCAGCTTGCGCGCGGCGGCCAAACGCCCGTGTCCGGCGATGATGCCGTTGTCGCCATCGACGAGGATCGGGTTTGTCCAGCCGTACTCGACGATGCTGGCCGCGATCTTGGCGATCTGACCCTCGGCGTGCGTGCGCGGATTGCGGGCGTAGGGAATCAGCGCCTCGACCTTGCGGTACTCGACGTTGAGCGTGTTCAAAGTGGAAGTCCCAAAAGCAAAACCCGCCGAGCGTTGCCGCCGGGCGGGTTGGATGGATGAAGATTCTGGTGGGGTGGTAACTGCGCCTTAGGGTGGTAACCGGAGCCGGTAACCTGACCCACTGGTAACCTTGTCCATGCCCTGACGCTAAAAAAGCGCCGCGCTCGCGCCCCCCGCATTGGTTTTTGGCCAGGAAGGACCCGTTGATTTTCGGGTGGCTCCCTCTGCCGTCACCTCTGTCCAGAAGATAGCTGAAATACTACCCCCGACCGGGCTGATTTGTTGCAAGCCGAAAAACCGCTTTCGGCAACTGATGGCAACGCATGGCAGCCCTCGCGCGACCAATCACGCTCAAAGGCTATTGCACGACAGTGCAGCCATTGAGCTGATCAGTCACCGTCTGCAACGCCCGCTGCCAATGCCGCCACGCAGTCGTGCGGTCGCAGGCAAAGCGGATCGAGATGTCGCGCCAGCCATAGCGCTTGGCGCGCATCCACACCAGATGCCGTTGCTCGACTTCCAGCCATTGCACCCAGCGCATCACCTCCAGCATCCGCTCGATGGCCTCGTGGCTGGGTGGGAAAGGACGGTAGACCCGTTCATCGGCCGCGAAGGTTTCCCATTCGCGGCGGGCGATGGCAGGCCAGCAGTTGAAGTAGCCCTGCACCCGCACGGGTGGTAAACGGTGTCCGGTGCTGGCCGCTTCCTCGAAACGCGCAGCCACGTCGTCGATAGTCCACGGGTTGCGACGGTCAGTCATGGCGTCGTCCTCCTGTCCCGTAGAGGCGCTCGCCGATCTGGCGCACCAGTTGGCGTTCCATCCAGTCGAGGCGTTCGTCATCCGCGTTGACGACCAAGATGTGCTGATCGCGCCAGCCGCGTTCCTTGATGACGTCAACATCCTGGACGTCAGGTTGCAGCCGACCGAGCGGACAGCGGTATTGAGGTGTTGGCACTTTCATTTCACACATCCCGTTCCAGTGCGTGCTGCGCGATGGCCCAGTGCAGTAGTGCCAGCGCATCGGCCTCGTTGTCGTCGACCGGCTGGTGGCCACGCGCACGGATGGCGGCGATCACGTCATCCTTGCCCGCATTGCCCTTGCCGGTGGCGTGCTTCTTGATCGTGCCGACCGGCACGCCCTGATACGGGATCTGATGGTGCTCGCACCACGCGGTGAGCGTGGCGAGGAAGCCGCCGTAGGCGTGGGCGGCATCCGTGGAAACGTGGCGGCGCACTTCCTCGAAGTGCAGGCAGTCGATCCCGCCGGTTACGGCCTTCAGTTCCGTGAGCCAACGCTTGAAGCGCAGGAAGCGCATGCCGCCACCTTCGAAGCGTTGCGGCCGGAAGCTCTCCGAGCCGCTGGTGATGTGGCCGGAGCTGTCGTGCAGCGCCCAGCCGGTGGTGGTGCCCAGATCAAGGGCGAGGATGGTGGTGGTCATCGTCATTGCTCCATTTCTGCCGGGGAGTGACGGATGTGACGGGTCTGCCGGAAACTCTCCATGACGTATGCGCACGCGCACGCGTGAGAGGTAAACCAGCAAACCTGTCAAATCCGTCACTCGCTCCGATTTCTCAGTCATCGCGGTAGGGGTAGGAATGGCCGTAGGGCTTGGGTCGCAGGGCAATTCCCGTGATGCCGCGCGCACCTCCGGTCAGCCGACACTTCTCGAGTTTGCGGGTCGTCATCAGTTCCGAAAAACGCTTCACCGAACCCACGTATTCGCCCGCGCGCTCGGCCCATTCGCGCCAGTCGGAAAACAGCTCGGACACGCCTTCGCGGTGGGTATTGGCGAGCAGACAGCGCTCGTCGATCCATTGCCCCACGGCGTCCTCGGCCTCGAAATACTCATCGGTTGCGGCCTGCACGCAGGCGGGCGGATTCAGCCCTTCGCGCTGCCAGGCAAGGCAACCGGCCACGGCCCACGCCAGAATCCCATCGCGTTCGGCCAGCAGCTTCTCGGTCAGACGACCATCGCGTTTTTCTGGCGGGATCGTCACCGTGAACGGAATCAGGTGCATCCGCCGCTTCATCGCCTCGTCGATGTTGCGAATGGCAGGCTTGTGGTTGCCAACGATCACCGGCTTGAACTGCGGCGTGTACTCGAAGAAGTCCTGACGCATGAAGCGTGCGGAGATCTTGTCGCCACCGGTGATGGCTTTAACCTTGGATTCGTTCCATCGCCGCCCCTGTTCGGTTTCGATGGCCGAGACGAAACGCGCACCGCGTAGCCCAGCCAGATCGGTTGGATGGCGGTCGCCACGCGTTTCGACGAACGTATCCATCGGTGCAGTCGATGCGTAGTCGCCAAGGATGGTGGCGACCACATTGGCGAACACTGACTTGCCGTTCGCACCCGTGCCATACAGGAAGAACAATGCGTGGGCACTGGTCACGCCGGTCAGGCAATAGCCGACCATTCGCTGTAGGTAGGACTGCAGATCGGTATCGCCGCCGGTGATGTCGGACAGGAACGAAGCCCATTGCGGGCATTCGCCTTTGGCCGTTGCCGTGGTGATCTTGGTCATCCGGTCGGCACGCTCGTGTGGACGTTGCCTGCCGGTCTTGAGATCGACCACGCCACCCGGGGTGTTGAGCAGCCACGGATCGGCATCCCATTCGTCGGTGGTGGCCGCGTGCCTGCGATCTGCGCGCGCCAACCTTTCCACGCCGCTGACCGTTCCGGCGCTGGCGAGTTTGGCCGCAACCTTTGGGTTGTCGGCGCGCACGGCGGTCTGGCGGCAGACGCTGCGGATCAGGTCGGTGGCGGCCAGCGTGTCCTCGGTGCGCCAGCGCAGTCCGTCCCACACCAGCCAGCGGCCCCACGCGGCGACGTAGCGCCAGTCGCGGTGGTAGCGGCGGGTGAAGGCCAACGCCAGTGCGTCCTCCGTGCCCCAGACCGATTCGTCGCTGCCGACCACCGGCTCATCCACATCGGCGAGGTCGTGCATCTGCATGCGCGGGCCGTGAGTGATGAAAGTGGCAACGTCAAAGCCTTCGGTGATGGCATCCGCTGCATCCCAACCTTCCGGTGCATCCTCGGGCGGATACAGGATGTGGCAAGACTTCGCGCCTGCCGCCAAGACGGCCTGCGCCGATTGCGAGGCGTACTCCCAGCCCGGCTTGTCGCGGTCGGGCCAGATCAGCACGGCCTTACCCGCCAGTGGCGACCAGTCGGTCTTGTCGACTGGCGCGTTCGCGCCGTGCATCGCGGTCGTGGCGATGATGCCGAAGTCGATCAGCGCCTGAGCGCATTTCTCGCCTTCAACCAGCACCACTTGCGCGGCGCTGGTCATGCTCCGCTGGTTGTAGAGCGGACGCGGATCGGGTGGTGCCATCTTGTGCCGTTTGGCATCCCAGGGCCGGAACTGCTTTTTCTGCCCGGGCGGGTCGTAGCGATAGACGACCGCGAGCAGTTTTCCGCTGGCGTCGACGTAGTCCCACTTGGCGGTGGCGGGGCCGAGTTCGTCGACGGGCGCGGCCTGCTTCTTGCCCTTGCGAACAGGTTCGGAACGCGCGCGTCCGAGCAGAACGGCAGCGGCATCCAGTACACGATTGAAGTCGGTGTGTATGGATAGCGCTAAATGGCAGGCAATGAGATCGAAAATGTCGCCCCCATCACCTGTAGCACGATCCGTCCACAACCCTGCCTTGTCACCGTTGAGCACCACCTCGAGGCTGTCGCCGGGACTGCCCAGCACATCGCCGATCAAGAACTTGCCGCGGCGCTTCTTGCCTGCCGGTAGCAGTGTGGCCAACACGGGATCAATGCGAGCCAACAATTCCAAGCGCAGTGTTTCGCGTTCGGCCTCGCGGTTGTGCTCGGGAACTGGTGGTGGAGAGTCATTGAAATCAAGCATCGGCAGACCCTCTCTGTGCTGCCGTCCACGCGGTGAGTTCCGACATTCGAAACCGCACCATCTGGCCAATCCGGTAGTGCGGAATGCGCTTCAAGTCACGACACCGAGGTTTGGTGAAGTAGTAAAGCGGGAGATTCAGTGAAAGGGCCGCGACGCGCGCACCCACCATGGGTTCCGCCACTATTGCTTGTGTGTGGAGATAATTCATTGCGTCCTCCAGCAGCGGTCTTGCCACGCACACATCCGGCATTCGAAGTGGGTCAGGTCTTGGAAGGCGCGTGGCAGCAGTTCGCCTGCCTCGGTCGCCGTGATGACTTTCGCCGCCCGATCCGACATGCGTTGGGCCAGCGCCGCATCAAAGGGCACGAGTTCGGTGTAGATCTCCATCGTGTCGGCGTTGAGCGCCGTGAAGAGCGCCGGATGCTCGTTCAGTTCGAGATAGGCTTGGTAGATCGCCACCTGTGCGGCGTAGATGGGCTTGGAGATCGCGAGTCCTTTTTTCTCCAGATCGATCCAGGATTTGTTGCCCAGACATTTGCATTCCCAGAGCGCCGGATAGGCGAAGCCCTCGGGGCCGCCAACGATGACGCCGTCGACGTGACCCTGAAGGCGACCGTCGGCCACCGAGAATCCGAACTGCTCGCCGTCGGCCCTGCGGGTGCGCAGGTCGAAACCCGCATCCCGCAGCCACGCCACCATGCAGTCCTCCATGACGTGGCCGCGCTCGAAGATGCGCAGCAGTCGCCCGTCGTGGTCGCGCCCGTGGTCAATGGGAGCCTTGGCGTACTCGAACTGCAGCGCGCGCTCGCAAGCCACCCCGAGGCGCGAAGCCCCGAGATACTGGCGCTCGGATTGGCGCGCGCGAGCCTGTTGCATCCCGAGATCAATCAACGCCGTGACCTGCGCAGGAAGGCTTGATGAAGAGTTGAAATCCAGCATCGCGGCCTCCTCAGAATGGAATGTCATCGTCGAAGTCGACGAATGGATTGGCGGTATCGGGAGACAGCGGATCAGGCGTCGGTGGCAAGCCCCGCACAGGCGGGAACTTGGTGGCCTCGTGGTGCGCGGCCATCGCGCCCGTGTAGCAAGTGACGATGGCGTCGATGACGCGCAGCGCCTCGGCTTCGGTGTAGTCGCCCAGCGGTTTGGCAAAACCGATCTCGCCCGCAGCTTCACCGAAGGCCTTGAGGCACTGGCGCATCGCACCGCGTTCGACATCAGACGGATCGATCATGGCGACCTCCGTCCTGTCGATGCGGCCTTCCTTGGCGCGCTGCCAGTTGCCGTACATCTGGTGAAAAATGTCCTGACAGCGGCGCGAGCAGAACACCCAGTCGAGCACGTAGTGGCGCGGATCGCCGGGTTTGAAACGACCATCCAAGTGGCCGTACCCGCGCGCCTGTCGTTTGCAGACCCAGCATTTCACGCCACCTCCTCGAGTTCATCGAGCAACAGGCCCAACTGCAGGGCAGCGCCAGCAAAGGCGGCCTCGCAGCGGCGCTTGAAGTCGGGGTAGCTCATCGAACTGCGCGCAATCGCCGTGACCGCGTGGATCTGCGACTCCAGATGCGCAAGGCCCTGCTCGGACAGCCACTGGTGGTGCTTCTGCGAGATGCCCTTGCGGTTGCGGATCTCGCACAGCAAGTCCTCCGGCAAGACAGGGCCGTACACCCAGCGCAGCGTGATCTGGCCAACGACGTGCGGCGGGTTCTGCTCGTGCCCCTGGTACTTCCAGCCGAACAGGCGGTACAGCGCGCGGTAGTAGTCCGGGTGGAAGCGGCGTTCCCACGAGGCGCAGGACTGGCGCAGCAACTTGGAAATCAGCTCCTGCAGCGCATCGGGCGCACGGTGGTGCTGGTAGCCCGTGGCCTCGTCGATCAGCGCGACCTCGCCGGTGGTGGCCAGCGAGCGCATGATCGTCAGGCAGTTGCCGACGATGCCTTGGCGAGCGCGGTGCAGCGTGCCCGCAATGGCCGCGTCCACCACAGAGGTGGCCACATCGGCGATGATGCCTGCGGGGAAAAACTGAGTCTGACGTCCCGAAGGCAGCAAAATCGGCCCGGATGATTTTTCCAGTAATGACAATGAGTTAGGCGCAATTTCAGCCAGGAAACGGGTGAAACGGCCACCCTTGTGGGACTCGTGGAAACCGAGCAGCTTGGCCAGTTCCTTGCGGACGTAGCCGCGCTCGCCGGTGGTGAGCACGACCGCCTCGCAGTCGAGATCGCCGAAATGCACGACGCCGTAGTGGCTGGCAGTGAGAATGGATGTGTTCATGGCGGCCTCCGTCACTGCGCCCACGACGGTTTGCCCGTCACGGGTGCGCGTTGTTGAGCCGGGGCTTGATAGGCCGGAGCCACCACCTGCGCCGGAGCGCCGGAATTGCCACCGCCCGATGTCTTGGGCGGCATGCCCATGAACTTGGCGTAGTCGGGGTGGTCGGGTTCGACCGCGACCTTGACCACGTTGCGATCCAGACCCTTGCCATCCTTTTCAATGTCGACGCGGGCGAGGAACTCCAGACCATCCAGTTCGTGGAAGCCCTGAATGCGGCGCGCGGCGGCAGCCTGTGGCGTGTTGTCCTGCGGATGGACGTTGCGGGCACTGTTGAGCGCGGCGCGGATGAAGGTGCGCCCCATCTGGCCCCAGGTCGGGCCCTTCTTGGAGTGCAGGCCGATGTTCGACCACATCTTGCGTTTGGCGTGGTCGCCCGCCGTCACAACGAACTCGGCGGCGAGGTAGATCGAGCCGGTGTCGAAGGATTCGGTGGCGTAACCGCCCGTCCAGTTTTGCGACGAGTCGTCATGGCCACCGGGTTTGATGGTCATGCGCACCGGGACGATGGTGCCCTTGGGGATGAGGTCGAAGCCTTGTTGCTGTTCGGCGTCGTTGAAGTCGTTCCAGCTGTTCTGCGTGTTCATGGTGGTTATTCCTTGGATTCGATGAGTGCAGGGAGGGCGGCGCTGGCGGGCATGGCTGCGCCCGCGCACTTGGCGATCAGCGCGCCGAGATCAGGGGGTTCGAGCAGGTCGAGGCGACCGCTACGGTCTTTGGCCGGGAAGCCGTAAGGATTGACGGTGTGGGTGACGAAGGCGCGATACGCGCTGCCGTCCTCGGCCTTGATTTCGGCCAGCGTCACGACCTCATCGACGATGCCGGGCAGTTCGAGGCTGGTCTTGCTGCCCTCGATCTGCGGCACGAACACCTTGCGGTTGTAGTCATCAAGGCGCTCGTCGAGGATGGCGACGAACACCACGTTCTTGCCGCGCGCGTGCTGCAGGTGGGTCAAGGCGCTGATCATTTCCTGCCCGAGCAGGCCGTAGGCACCGCGCATGTCAGGCTTGCCGGTGCGGTCGCTGACCGCGCCCGGCTGCGTCTTGCACCACGCGAAACACTGACGCGACAGCTGCGTGATCGAGTCTAGGAAGAATGTCTGGTAGCGGCCCAACTGCACCGGATCGCCAAACTTCTCGACGACGTGATCGAAATGCGCCTGCGAGAACGCCGACTCCGTGGGCAGTGACTTGTCCGGCCCGGCGAGGAACACGAAGAAGTCGCGTGACTCCGGCCACGACGCCGGACGGATGGTGTCGCCCGGCCAGTCGGCCACCGCGAGATCGCCTGCCTCGATGTCGAGGAACAGCGTGGTCTTCGGATCGAGGTCTTTGAGCCGGGTGGTCTTGCCGATGCCGGACTTGCCGAGCATCAGGAGCTTCACGCCCTTGCGTTCGGCCATGCGCTGCTGCGCGGAGATGATGGGAAGGCTCATGCTTCACCTCCGTCGAGCGACAATTTGAAGCTCTGCTTTCCGGGCTTCACGGTGCGGGCCGGTGCGAACTGGTCGCGCCACGCAGGCGGCAGCGCGTTGAAACGCGATTCGGGGATCGAGAACTCGATGTCGATGTAGTCCTCGACCTGTTCGCCGGAGGCGGCGATGCGCCGGGCGAGTTCCGCGAGCACCGACTGATCCCACGACACGCGCTTGGGCGTGTCGGCCGCGACGTGCAGCGCTCCGTCGTGGAAATGGACGGTGCCAAAGTCCTTGCCGACCGAGACACGTTCGTCCTTGATACGTTCGCCGTAGGCGCTCTCCAGCGACGCGTCGAACTTGGCGCGGGCACGCTTGAGCCAGTCCATCGCCTGATCGAGGTTGCGGGAGATTTCAGCCTTCTGCTCGGCGGGCAGTGCCGCCAGTTGGCTGACGGACATCTGGGCGATGTCGGCGGGGTAGATGGTCAGATCGTTCATGGCCATCTCCCTCAAACCGGCACGCGTTCGGACGTGGAGACATAGACATGACGCTTCTCGTAATCGAGTACGCCGTTCTCGCCATCCAGGGGATAGGCCACCTTCTTCGAAAACTTGTTGAAGACCGGGCCCCGGCCAATGCCGCGCCAGCGCGTGAGCGTTTTGGGGGACATGCCCCAGCGCCGGGCCAGCTCGACTTCGCTCAGGAAGCGCCGCTCGGACAGATCGGAGGTGTGAGAGTTGGGCGTCGAACTGAAACCGACGCCGGAATGCAGGCCCGGTGTGCCACCGAAGCCAGGGGACAGTGCCATTGAATAGGCCATTGCCATGCTCCTTTCCCGTTCAGGGATGGAGACGTGAGCGGTGGCCAGTCCAGTACCAGCCGTTGACGCCGTTTCACGCCTTCATCGGGGAAGGCGCTACATCCGGCGTAGCAACAACTACTTTTGGCGTAGCGGAAACTTTTTTTGCGTGACCCTTCGCTAACCGAGTGATGCAATCAACCGGCGTTGCTCATTCCAGTCCAAGGGCACCTTGGCCCGCAGGATGGCCTCCAGAGACACCGCTCGAGGCAGTCGCCCTTCGTAGGCCGCTTGCACAATGTCCGGGGCGAGAAGCGCCAACCGCAGCAAATCACTGATGGTGGATCGGTGGATGCCCTCGCGCTCGGCGATTTCGGTAGCGCTGGCCACCACGCCGCTATCGATCAGTTGTTGCCAATAGATGCCACGCCCCATCGCCCTGAGCAGTGGGCGATCCTGTTCAGGGGTGAGCACCGGGGTATCGGTGACGGCAACCGGATGGCTGACGCCTTCCGGGGCAACGATCACTTTCTTGATGCCGCGCTTCTTGAAGTGGAAAGGCACAAAGGTGGTGATCCGCACGCCGCCACCTTCCAGCGGGTGGCGGCGTTCGTGCGGTTTGCCGTCGCCAATGAGCTTTTTGGAAGACCGGTTCATGACGCCACCTCCATTTCCAGCAGTTCACCGCCGATGGTGTCCGGCTGCAGTTCTCCGGCCAGTTCCCGCCAGCCTGACTCGCGCCAGACGATATCGACACCATCCGATAGAAGCTGGACGCGTTCGATCAGCAAGTTGACCAGCCGTACCTGCTCGGCAGGGAACAATTGTTTCCAGACATCACCGAGGCGGCGCATGGCCAGCACGGTGGTCGGCTCATCGATCTCCGGATATTTGTCGCGCACGGTGTTCCAGACGCCTTGGATACTTTCTGGCGACTGGAGCGCACCGACCAGCAGGTTGACCACCACTTCCTCGATCTGGTCGGCAGGAATCATCCCGGTAGCACTGCTGCGGTAGCCATAGCGGTTATCTGCCTTGGGGATGTAGTAGCGATACTTCTTGCCAGACGGCTTCTTGCTGTAGGTGATGTGGTATTTGCCACCATCCAGTCCAAACATCAGGCCGCGCAGCAGCGCATCGGTCTTGTGTCGGGTTTGGGTCTTGCCCATGCGCTGGTGGGCGTCCTCGCCCAGAATTGCCTGAACCCGATCCCACAACTGCCGGGTGATGATCGGTTCGTGCTGCCCGGCAAACACCGCGCCCTTATGGCGGATCTCGCCGACGTAGATCGGATTACGAAGCAGCTTGGAGAGGTACTTCTTGTCCATTGGCGTGCCGTTGCGCACGCTGCCGTCCTTGAGGCGGTTGGGCTTGGTGGTGATTCCTTCGAGGGCAAGTTCGCGTGAGATGTCGGTAATAGACTGGATTTCCGTGAAGCGCGTGAAGATTCGCCGGATAATTTCGGCATCCTTCTCCTCGATGACGAGCTTGCGATCTTTGATCTCGTAGCCCAACGGTGTGTAGCCACCCATCCACAGGCCCTTGCGTTTGCTGGCGGCGATTTTGTCGCGGATACGCTCGCCAGTGACCTCACGTTCAAACTGCGCAAAGGACAGCAGGATGTTGAGCATCAGCCTTCCCATCGACGTGGTGGTGTTGAACTGCTGGGTGACCGACACGAACGACACCTTGTGGCGTTCAAAAATATCCACCAGCTTGGCGAAATCCGTCAGGCTGCGCGTCAGTCGGTCGATCTTGTAAACCACCACGATGTCGATCTGGTCGGCCATGATGTCGGCCATCAGACGTTTCAGCGCCGGGCGCTCCATGTTGCCGCCGGAGTAGCCTCCATCGTCGTAATCGTCGCCAACTGGCAGCCAGCCCTCTGCTCGCTGGCTCACGATGTAGGCTTGACCTGCCTCGCGTTGGGCATCAAGGGAATTGAAGGACTGGTCAAGGCGCTCATCCGTGGAAACACGGGTGTAAACGGCACAGCGTTTTTTTGTCACGACAGCAT